CATAACGGCAGCCAATGGAAATTGTCCGTCAGCCGTGCTTCCCTGTCCGGAACCTTCTATTACAGAATACCGAGCGCGATGAAACATCTATGCCGCGTACCAGACTTCCAGAAGATGGCGCAGAACAACATGTGCAAGTATCAAGACATCGTGTACTTCAACTGCGATGTCGAAAAGGTCAAGAAGATTTATTTCTTTATGCTAGCTCGCGTTGAGAAAGGCTTCTCATTGGACACCGCGAAGGCTTACGCAAGAACTCTCATCCACGAGGTCAGGTTCGACAAGCGTATCGTCGAGAGGCATTGGGAAATAACGGCTGAAGAGTGGACAAAACTATGCACTGCCATTTTCCTCCTAGCCTTAATCCAGAGAAGGAGAGAGGATAAAACGTGTTCAATGGCCATCAAGAAACTCAACGCCCTGGACAGAAAGAAGACGTGGTTTGAAAGGCAATGCAATGAAATCGCCGAGATGTTCGGCGAACTCTGGGACGACATGTGGTGGAAATCTGGTGAAGAACATAAATGCCAAAAGAAGACGACCACGGCTCTCATGCACGGCGAGACAAAGAATATCATGTCACGCGCCTGCGTTGAGTTCTACCAGGACATCGTCGTAGAAGATTACGTCCATGACTATGAAACCACGAAAGAATTAGTCATCGCTCCTCTTCCGCCAGTGATCACTGATAAGACCTTCGAAGATATCACGGGCGAAAACGACACGCGGAAAGAATATCTCGCCTTGCTTGCTTCACAGCTAGGGCAAGATTCAGATGGGCAGACGAACCAGCCGTGGGCCAACATCTTTGGCTTGCAGGCGAAATTACCGAAGAGTGATTTGCCAAGAGACAAGCTGCTCGAATACCAGTCCCAATCACAACATCAAATTATGGTGGACGAGATCAAGAAACAGATCGAGACTCTCGAAGAACGTGCCAGCCCGGACGAGAAAGGCCTGCTTGTTGTGCTCACGGGTGCTCACCGCGCGTTCATAACGCGTTCACCCAAGGCGCTACATGTTGAGAACATGGCCATGCTTAGGGGAGTACCGGGTTCTGGGAAGACCACCGAAGTGCTCGAACAGATAGT